AAGGTCACATACTGCCTGAGAAGGTCTTAGATAGGCTTACAACGGTTTTGGGTAGGGACACAGAACGCGTTTTTGGCGTTTCGACGCCTAGAATCCACACGCCGCTGAACGATTTGCCTTCACGCGGGGGCGAACTCATAGATTTGGCTACCAGTCTCAACGTTGACCTTATGGAATGGCAAAAATTCTACTTAATCCACTCACACAAGGTAAAGCCTGACGGGCGGTGGGCTACGCCCCTGAACGTGTGCGTGGTAGCACGTCAGAACGGCAAATCATTTTTGCAACAGATCAGAATCCTTGGTGGTCTTTTCCTATGGGAAGAACCGCTGCAAATTGGGTCGGCACATAGATTGGCGACAAGCCTTGAACAATTCCGTGCGCTGGTATCTTTGATTGAGGCAAACGATTCTTTGGCAAAACAAGTCAAACGTATTCGCTGGGCGCATGGGGCTGAGGAAATCGAAACAGTCAACGGCACACGCTTTATGGTCAAGGCGGGCGGTTCAGCTGCTCGCGGTGTCTCTCGACCTGAAACGATTCACCTTGACGAATTGCGCGAAATGAATGACTTAGAGAGTTTTGCCTCATTGCGTTACACACTCATGGCTGCACACAACCCGCTGGTCATGGCCTACACAAATGCAGGTGATTCCAGCAGCGTTGTTTTGAACGCATTTCGGGAAAGGGCGTTGGCGAAGATTGCTGGGGCTGAAGATGAAATTGGCTACTTTGAATGGTCTGCACCAACTGACGAAATCAGCGTTGAAAACGCACGGCACGCAAATCCAGCAATGGGAATCACAATTCATGAAGACAATATCAAGTCAGTGTTAAAAGACCCGCCTGACGTCGTAATGACTGAGGTTTTGTGTCGGTGGGTTGTGGCAATATCTTCAGCGGTTGATTCGGCTTCATGGGGTAATTGCTTGGACAAAGACGCAGACCTAGACCCTGAAAAATTGACGTGGTTGGCAATTGACCTTTCACCTGACAGAAAACACGGCAGTCTTGTTGCCGCCCAAAAACTAGGCGCGGAAACATTTGTGGTCAAAATGCTGCACACATGGGCAAATGACTTGCAATTGGACGATAAGGCCATTGCCAACGATCTTGCAGACTACGCCCGCAGGTATCCCGTCGAGTACGTGCTTTATTCACGCAAAACCAGTGGCGCGGTCGCGGCGCGCCTTGCACCAGCAGGAATTCCGATTTTTGACATGGACGCGTCGTATCCGCAAAGTTGTGACGAACTATTGTCGGCGATTAACAGTGGACGTTTAAAACATAGGGGTCAAGCACAGTTGACTGACGAAATCTTGTCAGCGGTGCAATTGAGACGTGGTGACGGTGGTTGGGTGATTGGTAGGCGGGCAAGTCAAGCCGTCGTTTGCGGTGCAGTTGCCACCGCGCTGGTCACACACTTCGCGACACGCCCAGAGAATGATCTAGACATCATGGTGGGTTGAAGGTATAAGCCTGCCACAATTCGGGCATGGCATTTTTAGATTTATTCGCACGCAAGGTTGACGCTGCCGTTCCAGCGAAGACCATTGACGTGGACGCAGCTGCGGTTGCACCTTATTACAGTGAAGTAGGCAACCTATTCCTATTCGGTGGAATTGTTACTGCTTCACGTGCTGAAGCAATGAGTGTGCCAACCGTAGCGCGCGCCCTTGGAATCATTCAAACAATCGCTTCATTACCAATGCACACACGCAACGAAGCAACGGGCGAAAAGGTTACACAACCGCGCGTTATCAACCAGCCTGACCCAAGAATTCCGGGTTCTACATTTTGGGCATGGATAATTTCCGATTTGTTCTTTTTTCCAAGTGCATACGCATACGTCATGGACAGATATGCAGACACGGGCAAAATCCGCGCAATGGAACGCATTGCACCTGAGCGCGTAACAATTACAACAAACGGCATGGGTTATGAAATTGCAACGTATTCAATTGACGGCGCATTTGTTGACCCTGCAAACCTTGTTGTCTTCCAAGGCTTCCAAGAAGGATTACTAAGTCGCGCAGGTCGCACAATTCGTGCAGCCGCTGCCTTAGAGCGTGCAGCAATGAATTTTGCAGTTGAACCAATTCCGCAAATGGTTTTGAAGTCAAACGGAACATCATTGCCCGCAGATCGTGTTGCAAAGTTGTTGAGCGCATGGCGCACGGCACGTGCTAACAAATCCACCGCGTTTTTAAATGCTGACGTCACCCTGGAGACGCTTGGCTACGACCCGAAGAATTTGCAGTTAAATGAAGCACGAAACTACGTCGCACTTGAACTTTCACGTGCAGCAGGCTTGCCCGCTTACTTTACTGACGCACAACAATCAACATTCACATATTCCAACGCCTTGGACAAGAGGCGCGACCTCGTTGATTTCGCTTTCAGAAATTACATGTCCATAATTGAAGAACGCCTTTCATTTGCTGATTTCACACCAGCAGGCAACAAGGTTCGTTTTGATCTAGACGATTTCTTGCGCGGCAATCCTTATGAGCGTGCGCAAGTGTACGAAATCTTAAATCGAATTGGCGCAATGTCAATTGACGAAATACGTGAGGAAGAAGACCTACTGCTATGAAAAAAGTAATCACACCAATGCAAATCACCGCAGCTGATTCCAACAGTCGCACAATAACTGGGCGCATTGTCACGTTTGAGGAAACTGGCAACGCTTCAATTGGCAAGGTTCAATTTGCCGCTGGCAGTATTGAAGCAACTGCCGTGTTGCTTAACCTTGAACACGACCGCACACGTCGAATTGGCAAGACACTTTCAATTGAATCAAACGACAAGGGAATTGAAGCAACTTTTAAAATTGCAAACACAACTGCTGGAACTGACGCACTTGTTGAAGCGCAAGAAGGTTTGCGCGACGGATTCAGCGTTGAAGTTTCATTTGACGAATACGAAACACTTAAAGACGGAACAGTGCGCATTTTGAAGGGTGAACTCACTGGCGTCGCATTAACTAGCGAACCAGCAATTCGATCATCACGCGTCACCGAAGTCGCAGCAACAACAGGCGAAGAAGACCAAGTTTCAGATTCAACAATTGAACCTGAAGTCACACCAACAACAGAAGGAGACGAAGTGGAAAACACCGTCAATGACGCTTCAGCCGTAGAGACGGTCGAAGCCGCACAGTCAGTAACCGCACAATCAAATGCAGTGGGTGGTTGGAAGACAACACCACGCATTGAATTAACTGCTGCAAAGTATCTTGAAAACAAGGTTCTTGCTGCAACAGGTGATGAAAACGCACGCCAATACGTTTTGGCAGCAGACAACACAACCGACAACGCTGGACTTGTTCCAACACGTCAATTGACTGAAGTTGTCAATGGACTATCAACAACAATCCGCCCAAGCATTGACGCAATCTCTCGCGGTGCATTGCCTGACGCTGGAATGACATTTGAAATTCCTAAGATTACACAAGCACCAACGGTGGCCGTGACGGCTGAAGACGCAGCGTTTTCAGACACAGATCAGAACAGCGCGTTCTTGTCAGTTGACGTTAAGAAGTTCGCTGGCCAGCAGAAATTTTCGGTGGAATTACTTACGAGGACTAGCCCTTTGTTCTATGACGAGTTACTTCGTAATATGGTTGCAGCCATGGCTAAGGCGCAAAACTCATACGTCAATGGCATTTTAATTTCAAACGCGTCACTTGACGCAACAACAGTTGCAACATATCCAACCGCAGCTGAATTACTTGGAATTATTGGTCGCGGCGCAGCAAGCGTTTATGGCGCAACTGCTGGACTTGCAAATCCATTTGCACGCAACATGATTGCGTCAACTGGTCAGTGGTCAAACCTAATGACTTTGAATGACGCTGGACGTCCAATTTATTCACAGGTTTCAAACCCTATGAACCAACCGGGTGTTGCAGTGCCAACAAGTTTGACAGGAAACGTCGCGGGGTTGAATCTGTACGTTGACCCAACAAACGGTGGCGACGGCGACGGTACATTGCTAATCGTCAACCCTGACGCTTACACATGGTACGAAGGAACTTCATACCAACTACGCGCTGAATCAACTGCTGACGGTTCAATCACCGTGGGCGTGTATTCATTTGGTGCAGTCGCAACAAAAATCGCCGCGGGTGCGTTCAAGAATAACAAGGCGTAATCGCCACAAACTAATCATGCGGCGGGTTCTCCCGATCTCGCCGCAGCAGATCGAAAGGAACGGACATGCCAGTCATTGTCACTGCAAGTCAATTGCGCACGGTGCTTGGCGTGTCCGTTTCCCTTTATTCTGACGCTTACCTTGACGAAATTATCAACACCAGTGAAGCGGTCATTTTGCCAATGTTGGTTGCAAACACTTCAGCAATTAACGCTTACAAATTAGAATCCAACGTGGCTTATTTCTACACCCAGCGTGAACATCATTTTGTGACTGGTCAATCCGTCATTGTGACTGGTTTGCCCGCACCCTTTACCGCAACCCACGTCGTTGTTGATTCTTACGATTATTATTTCACCGCAGCACTCACTTCAACCAACGTGACTTTGCGCGACATAATCCCAACAGGCACTGCCACACTTTCAGGCTATTCCGCAGCTGATATTTACGCCACAAGTGCGCCAATTGAATCAGCAGTGCTTGCAGTCAGCGTTGAGGTGTTTCAATCACGCGTTGCAGCAGGCGGTCAGATTGAAGGCGTAGATTTTGCCAGCACGCCGTATCGCATGGGTAGAAGTTTGACCAACAGGGTGTCCACATTACTTATGCCATTTTTAGACGTTGAAACGGTTTGTCAATAATGCCAGCCAATGCCGTCGCTGACACCCGCGCAGCCTTAGCCACTGCCTTTTCCGCACTTTCGGCAACCTGCTACGCCTCCGTTCCCGAATCGCCAATTCCACCAGCAATCGTGATTGTGCCCGATTCGCCTTACATGGAAGTTGTGTTGATTGGCAAGGCTTCAACCAAAGTCAAAATCAACTTTGCAATCACTGCCATTGTTGCTTCAAATAGCAACGCTGGTTCACTAGACAATCTGG